CTTTACCATCTAGTGTATTGACAGATACGATCAAATCTTTAGGTATGGAGAACACATAGTTGACTCCACCCTCTCCAACGAAGGAAGCAAACACTCCTTTATTGATTTGTACTGATTCTGGGTATCCTCTACCATTCGCCCCTGTGCCATATATCGTCTGTATGACCACTGTAAAGGTCGCACGGGCACTTCTAGCACTTCTTGGGGTATATCCTATCAGTTTAGCTAACTTTACTACGTTTTCTCTTAGAACTGCAGTGTCTAAGAAGTTCTCATTGATTGCTAGGTTAGCATTGATCGCAGAGTAGTAAGTATTATAAGCAAGTACGTCTAATAGAGTAGAAAGAGATGAACCCTCGAAGTCATAATCCGAAAATTCTGCCTGTCCTCTTAGGTATTCCTTTAATTGGTTCTTTATCTCGTTAAACTCTAACGAGTTGACTTGTGTTAGTGCCATTATCGTTTCAGTATAACTTCTAGGGAGTCGATTACATTAGGTAGACCAGTGATCAAGTAGTATATCTCAACCTGAAGGTCATTATCTCTTTCGTTAAACTGACTAATGACTCTATAACACAAAACACGTGGTTCGTAAAGGTTTATACAATCTTTTATTTGTTCTTCGATTAGAGCAGACTGCCCACCGACATAATTCTCAAATAATGCACCAGTTATGTTGCCACCAAAATTCGGAAGGAATGGTTTCTCGTAAAAGTTGTGTCGAACAATGTTCTTCACCGCTTCTTTGATCGCATCCTCGTTCTTTAAAGTATTAACGTCGTTGGTTATTGGATTTCTTCTAAATGTTAGATCAAAATCCTTAAACGCTCGACTGGGTAGGGCACCCTGACGCATCTTTTGTCAATATTAGACCTCAATGTTTATTTAGACACGTTTTCAAAGGGTTTTCGTTTCTTTCCTTGTCTATCACTACGAGGATCAGTAATTAAGTACCTACAATACTCATTTCCATGGTCGTAGAAGTGATCTGACATGTCTACGGGTATGTTTGCGTTCCTTTTTCCGTCTACAATTCTATTTGCCTTGGCCACGATACGGTTTCCTCTTAGCGTTGCTTGCTGTAGCAGAGTATTTGGAGTGTTTTCCTTTACCCTGTCTTGTTTTCTTTGGTTTCGATTCAATACTGTTTCCAGTGTTCCATGTTACTGCCATAATTTTATCCTGCGAATACGTTTGGTGATCCTGCTGCGACT